GCTACCGAATATGCATGTCATACAAGTGGGTATTAATATGAATGTTTATAAAAGAATAATCATACCATTAGTAATCTCCATGGCATTACTTTTGATTTTGTATGCTAATCAACAACAGCCAGGCAGACCAAACTACTATGATTCACCAATCATGGAAGATACAGGAGAAAGATATGGATAGAGATACACATCCGTTTAAAGCGTTTTTATATGGTATGGGTTTCGGTGCCTTTCTAATGTTCTTATTACTCTTGCCTAATACATTGCAGGCATCAGATGAGAATGGCGAGGCAGTTTGTCTTGCAAAGAACATTTACTTCGAGGCAGGTAATCAACCACTCGCAGGTAAAGTTGCAGTTGCACAAGTTGTTCTAAACAGAATGGAACATAGTGCATATGCAGGAGATGTTTGTGGTGTTGTTTATCAAGCACAATGGAGAACTAACTACAAAGGCAATTTGGTACCAGTCAGAAACAGATGCCAGTTCAGCTGGTTCTGTGATGGTAAATCAGATGAACCTTTAGACACTGATACATTCTTTGAATCTTATTTGATTGCATCAGATGTTCTTATGGGTAAGTATCCGGACATCACTGAGGGTGCAACACATTATCATTCAATTATGGTTGAACCATATTGGGCAGAAACATTAAACGAAACGGTTCAGATAACTGACCACATATTTTATAAGTAGGAGAAAATTATGTATGACAATGTAGAATCATTTAGAGAGAATCTTCTGGACACTAATTATATTAATAGTGGTGTTCAACATCGTTATAAGTTCGACAATAACTATGGCGCTAGTGTAGTCAAACATGATTTTAGTTATGGTGGTAAAGATGGTCTGTGGGAACTTGCAGTTTTAGATTACTCTATTGACAAAACAGGAGAAATAACTTACCATACTCCTATAACGCAAGATGTAATTGGTTACCTTGCATGGAAAAAAGTAGAAGAGATTCTACAAGAGATTAAAGAGTTATGAATTTATTTTACTTACACGAAGACCCTTGGCGTTCAGCAGAATTACATTGTGACAAACATGTAGTCAAGATGATTATCGAGTATGCTCAGATGTTATCTACCGCACATCGTATGCTAGACGGTGAAGCATATTATGGTTTATCTAAGAATGGTCGTAAGATACAGAGGTGGCGATTAGATTCAGATAGAGAAGATATACTATACAAAGCATCACATATAAATCATCCATCTACAAGGTGGGTTCGTGAAAATGCTATACAGTATCAGTATGCATATGATATGTTTACTGCATTGTGCGATGAATACACCTATCGTTATGAAAGAATTCATATGACAGATTCTAAACTCAGAGAACTACTAAACAATATACCCAATAACATACAACTAGGCGAATGGTCAGAACCACCACAGTGTATGCCTGATGATGTTAAGGTTGAAAATAATTCTCTCCAGGCGTATCATAAATACTACAAAGAATACAAGAAAGACTTTGCAAGGTGGACAGACAGACCTGTTCCACAATTTATGTTATGAAAATTATATTGAAGTTATTATTTGGTTTGGGTGCAAGAGAGAAGTTTGACCCAACACCAACACAACTTTTTGCAACTGCAATAGGACTACTCACTGCATTTTTTGGTGTGTTGTTCATACTTGCATTTGCAATATCGAGAATTATATTATGAGAATGTTAGTAGAAAACTATGGCGATGTTAGAATCTTTTCAGAAAGGCCTTTTGGTTATAAACGATATATTGTAGAATGGTCAGATGGCACCACAACAATGTATAGTGGTCTGTGGTATAAAGAAAGTAAAGTAAAACAGATTGTCGAAGAGAATCTTATAGAGAACAATTAATGCCTAGATACGATTTTTTAAATACTGAAACTGGTGATATAAAAGAATACACAATGTCATGGAAAGACCTTGACGAATTCAAAAAGAACAATCCACATTTACTTCAACAAATAGGAACACCACAAATAGTTGGTGGTGTAGGCGATAGAGTAAAAACAGATGATGGTTTTAAAGAAGTGTTATCTAAGATAGGTGAGAATCATAAAGGTTCTCATTTACATAAGGCATCTGGTAAAGATATTAAGACCAGAGAGATTGTAAAGAAACATGCCAAAATACAGGCAAGGAAAAAGAAATGACACAAGTTAAAACCAATTTACTAGAACTTCATGAACTAGAAAACATCGACTTAAAAACAATAACAGTAGATGGTAAGAGATACTATACTGCTGAGGGTGCTGAAGATTCTATTAGATATCCTAGTGTCACAACTGTCACTGGTCTTCATAGTAAAGACCAAATCAAGTTATGGAGAAAACGAGTCGGTGAAGAAACAGCAAACAAAATCACTAAACAAGCAACCACAAGAGGAACATCGTTTCACCAACATATTGAAGACTATCTCAGAAAGGAAAAAGAATTCATTGAGTTTGAGAATGTATTACAAGAAGGAATGTTCAAGGCTGTTCAACCCATTCTTGATGAGATTATACCTATTGCTCTCGAAGCGCCATTATATTCTAATGAACTTCGAATGGCTGGTCGTGTCGATTGTGTTGGTCTATTCGATAACAATCTTGCGATAATAGATTTCAAATCATCTTCTAAACCAAAAGAAGAATACATGGCGAAACAATGGTATATTCAAATGACTGCATATGCATTGATGGTCGAAGAACTTACAGGCAAACCTGTAGAAGAGATTACTGCAATAGTAGGCATCGAGGGTTTAAATACATTTCAAATCTTCACATCTCATCCAGATGAACACATAGAAGATTTAGTTCAACTAAGAAAACAATATGAGAACCTATACGGCATATGATAAACATCTACCACAATGATGTTCATAGAATATCAGTTGTTCATGACTTCTTACTACAAGAAGAGTGCGAAGAGATACTTCGATATTCATGGCAAAATTTAAAACCAGCAAATGTTGCTAGTGCAGATGGTAAAGGTCAGAAACATGAAGGCAGAACAGGTTCACATACTTGGTTGCAACATGACGCCACTCCTGTTATACTAGGAGTCGCAAACAGAATTTCACAAATGGTTCGTATGCCTTTAGAGAACGCAGAACCATTTCAAATTGTCCATTACGATGTTGGGCAGAAATATGATTATCACTTTGATTCTTTTGATGAAAGTGATGAGTCGCATTTCGATGGATATGTGAAGAGAGGCGGTCAACGGTTGTTGACTGTTTTAGGATATCTACGAGATGTCCCAAAGGGTGGTGAAACAGGATTCAATAGATTGGGTCTGAATATACAACCTAAAATGGGTTCAATCATCGTGTGGTATAATTGTAAACCAGAAACAAATGAGAGAGACGAGTTTTCTCAACATGCAGGTTTGCCTGTATTAGAAGGAGAGAAGTATGCTTTCAATCTTTGGTTTCGTGAGGAGAAATTTATTAATGATAACTAGAAAAGAATTTACAGAACAAGTAGAAAAATTACTTGTAGGTAATAGAACGGACATCATGAGTGCAATACTCAAAGTATGTGAATTAAATAATGTAGAACCAGAGGGTGCAAAGAGATTGCTATCTGTTCCATTGAAAGAGAAGTTGACTGCTGAGGCAGAGAAACTAAAACTTATCAATAGAGAGAAAGCAAGTCGTGGGTCACTTGAAAGTTTTATTGCATAAGGAGAAATTATGAAAAAAGGTGATATAGTATCAGTAGTCGCAATGTCAGGAGAATACATTGGCGAATTAGTAGATAACAAAGATGGCATAGAACTTGCCAATCCTAAAATGATTGTTCAGGCGCCAGATGGCGGTATGGGCTTTGCAAAAGGTGTGGCAGTGACAGGCACAATTAACCCTAAGACAATGTTCATTCAAACATATGTATTTGTTGCAGAGACAAATGAACAAGTTGTTGAAGCATATAGAACTGCAATATCAGGTATCGAGGTACCAAAAAAGAAAAAGATTATAGTGAATAAGTAATGTCAAGTCGAGAAGGATTTGATAGTTATCAATTGTATCTTGCAGTCAAACTGCATTTCAATTCTAAAGACTATGACTTTGTTCAATACAATGGTAAAGTAAAGGCAGACTTAAATGCCTTTATAAAGAGAAAGGACAAGTATCACTTTGGTAAACTTTCACGATTGTATAAAGAAGAATTACGAGACTTCTATGTTGCCAACCTATCTCAGAAAGATATGTGGGTTGGCGATTTACTAGAGAACGAGTCTAAGAAGATTTTTACAGAATGGAAGAAACGAAGACAAAAACTATCACACATGTTTGAACAAGAAGTATCGACATTACTTGAAAAGAAAACTATACAAGAAGTTCTTACAGTAAACAGTGGTCAACACCCATATCTATTGAAACAGTTTCTAGGTAAAAAGATATCTATTGAAACAATGTGTATACTAGATGCAGTGACAGACTATAGTAAGAACTGGAACAAACTGATTACTGAGACTATTGTTTATCCAGATGTATGGACAAGAATAAACAAATACAAAACATTTATGCACTTTGACCACAAGGTGTATAAAACAAAACTAATTGAATTATGCTCTACCTAATAGGAAACGGACCAAGTAGAAAGAATCTAGATTTAGATACACTAGAAAACTGGTGGGGTATGAATATGTGTTATCGTGACCATACACCAGACTTACTGTTTGTGCAAGATGTCGCACCACAGAACGATATGATTACAGACCAATACTATAAGAAACATCCAGTGTGTGTAGGCGAATGGAATGAGATACCCATAGAGATGTGGGACATCATGAAACATGGACTACCTGGTGAAGTAATTGAAAATCGAGTCGAGGGGGATGATAGATTTGTAGTGCAAGGAGAAGACTACAAGGGAGAAGGACAAAGAACCTATATGATTGGATATAGCTATTCCCATGTAAACAACATAGTTATATATACAAATGAATTGCTCAAGAACACCTTTTGTGGAATATATGCATTAGGTTATGCTGTTCATCATGGTCATAAGAAGATATGTTTAGCAGGATATGATTCATTACAGTTTGGTGATTTACAAAACATATATGGTCCAGATGATTGTTATACATATCAGACCACTTATACAGAAGAGAACTCAGGTGTGGGAAGACCTCAACAGGCACAATTTGTTGCATTGTTGGAACACATAAATAAAGAGTATCCAGATGTGGAGTTATTTTTTAAAAACCCCATTGACGGATTCGATAGAATCGATTATACTAGTATAGTCAATAGATTCAATATCGAAGACAAATGGATTCTAGGCACAGCGTGCTTTGAATCTGAATTATAATAAAATGCGATATAATGCGATAAGATGCAATACAATAGGAGAATACAATGTCAACATCTTTAGATAAGCTTAGACAGGCTATGGAGTCTGCATCACCAGCTCAAGGTGATAAAAAATCCTACAGCGATGACAATTACTGGAAACCAGAACTTGATAAATCAGGTAATGGGTATGCAGTAGTTCGTTTCTTACCAACACCAACAGATGAAGAGATGCCATGGGTATCTTACTTCGACCATGGTTTCCAAGGTCCAGGTGGATGGTATATTGAAAAGTCTTTGACTACCATTGGTAAGAAAGACCCTGTCAGTGATTACAACAC